TCCACCCTGACCGACGCGGCCGATATGCCCGACCAGGTGCGCGCCAAGTTGTACAAGGCGATCGGCTACGGCCTGCAGGAAGACCCCGCGGCTGCGCTGCCGCACCTGCGCCGCGCCGTCGAACTGAACGATCGCGTCGGCTGCAAGAAAGACATCGAGCGCTTGGAAAAAGCGCTTAAAGCTGCCGGCGATGCGCCGGCGGCGAGTACCTAGCCCACCCGGCCTGGCGGCGCCGGCTGACGATCGGAACACCCATGTGGTTGCCCTGATCCGAAGCCGGCCCACCGCCTCTACTACCGAGAACCGAACAATGAGTTTTATCGCCACCGCACCCTCGAGCACGACGCCGGCCGATGCCCTGACCGTCACGAATGACGGCTTTTTCCCCGATATCGACCTGGGGAAGCTGCGCGACACCGCGCGCCTGGATGGCACCGTGACGACCACGCGCCTGCGCGATGCCGCAATCGCGGCCGTCATCAGCGTCAACGGCGAGCTGCAGGCCTGGAAGGCCGCGAAGATCGCCGCCGGCGTCGCCCAGCTGGGCGACCTCGAGCCGCGGATCGGTGGCGTGGCCGTACAGGTGTCGCAATACCTGACGGCCGTTTATCGCACCGCGCAAGCCGACTTGTCCGGCCGGTACCGGACCTTCGACGCCACGCCCGAGGGCCAGGCCAAGGCCGACCAGCTCGAGACAACGATCGGCGACGACCTGCGCGCTGCGCGCTGGGCTGTGCGTGACCTGCTCGGCCTTCCCCGCTCCACGATCGAGTTGATTTGATGGCGACCGTGCGCGCAACCCAGGGCGATACCGTCGACGCGCTTTGCTGGCGTCACTTCGGCCGCACGGCCGGCCTGGTGGAACTGGTCTACGAATTGAACCCCGGTCTCGCCGATCGCGGGCCGGTCCTGCCTAGCGGGCTGGAAGTAACGATGCCGGAACAGCCGGCGCAAAAACCCAACGCCCCGCTCCTGCAGCTGTGGGACTGAAACCAAGGAACCCATCATGGCAGAACCTAGCACCACCACTACGGCGATCGTGTCGGCCGGCATCGGCCTGGCGAGCCTCGCCCCAGGCATCGACGGCAACGCGCTGATCGGGGCATTCGCCGGCGCCGCGCTACTCGTCGTCAGCTCCAAGGACCTGACCCTGGGGAAGCGCTTCGCCTACCTGGTCATTTCCTTCATCGCCGGCTACCTGGCCGCGCCCGACCTGGTGCGCGTCACGCCCATCCAGTCCACCGGCGTGGCCGCGTTCTTCGCCGCGGCCTCGGCGATCGGCGTCACGCTGCAGCTGCTCGAGCGCCTGAAAACGGCCGACCTGTTCGCGTTCTTCAAGAAAGGCAAGTCATGACGTACACCTTCGCCGTGATCGCCTGCCTGGCCTATGCGATCACCTGCCTGCAGCTGCTCCTGTACCGCAAGGAAGGAGCGCGGCACCGCCGCCACGTTTCCTGGCTCGCCTGGGCCTTGCTGGTGATCCTGGCCGGCTCGGCCGTCGAGCTGGCCGTCGACGGCCACCCGATCGGATTTTTTGAGGCAGCGCGCGCCGTGCTGCTGTCCCTGTTCGTGTTCGGCGCCCGCGGCAACGTGGCGCGCCTCTTGCGGAGTGAATGACCATGACCCTGCTATGCAAATTCGGTGATAAAGGCGATGGCGTCGCCCTGCTGCAGCGGCGCCTGGCGCGCGCCGGCTACCCGCTGCCGATCACCCACGTATTCGACGACGCCACTGAGCGCGCCCTGATGGCCGCGCAAAGCGTGTTCGGCCTGGTAGTCGATGGGATCGCCGGCCCGAAGACCTTCGCCGCCCTGGCCGGCATCGTGCCGCCCCACTACCTGGGCGCCGCCGACCTCGAGCGCGCCGCGGCCGCCCTGAGCGTGCCCCTGGCCGCCGTGCGCGCCGTCAATGAGGTGGAATCGCGCGGCCACGGCTTCCTGCCGGATGGCCGGCCGGTGATCCTGTTTGAGCGTCACGTATTCTGGAAGCGCCTCGAGGCGCACGGCATCGACCCGGCACCGCTGGCCGTCCGGTACCCGAACCTGGTGTCGACCACCCCGGGCGGCTACCAGGGCGACGGCGCCGAGTACATGCGCCTGGCGACGGCCCTCACGATCCACCGCGCGGCAGCGCTCGAGGCCTGCAGCTGGGGATCCTTCCAGATCATGGGCTACCACTGGAAAGCCCTCGAGTACGCCAGCATCGAAGATTTTGTCGGCCGCATGAAGCTGAGCGAGGCCGAACACCTGGACGCGTTCGTGCGGTTCGTGAGGGCCGATAAGCGCCTGGTGACGGCCCTCAAGGATCGCAAGTGGAGCACCTTCGCCAAGCTGTACAACGGGCCGGCCTACGCGCGCAACCTGTACGACGCCAAGCTGGCCCAGGCCTTCGCCAAGTACGACGCAATCGACCAGGTGGCGGCATGAAGATGGGGACCATCATCGGCGCCGCCCTGGTGGCCGGCCTGCTCGCCCTGGCCGCCGGCTTCTATATCGCTTCGCTTCGCTCCCAGCTGGACCTGCAGGGCGAGGAACTGGCGCACGCTCAACAGGGCAACGTCGACCGCGACAACGTCATCCACCAGCTGCGCGAGCGCGAACAGACCAATAACGTGCTGCGCGCCAAGCTCGAGGGCGAGCGCAGCGCCGTGCAAACGATCCTCCAAACCCGCGAAACTCTGATAAGGAAACTCCAACGTGAAAATGATGAATTCCGCGCCTGGGCTGCTATTGCTGTCCCTGGCCCTGTTAGCCGGATGCGCGAGCACGAAGTCATCGTCGGCGCCGCCGCTTTTCGTGAACGAATGTCCAAAGGTGCAGGCCTGTCGCCTGCCGGCGGTGACGGTGAACCTTAACGGGGACCTGAATCTCGCGCTCGAGCGCGCCGAGGCCGCCTGGGCCGAGTGCGCGGCCGTGGTCGATATGATCGCCGAATGCCAGGGAAAGGCGGCCCGCCATGATTAAGCCGGCAAGCCTGCGCGCGGCGATCGCCGCGGCCGTGCCCGACCTGGCGGCCAATCCCGACAAGTTCCTGGTATTCGCCGACGCCGGCGCCCTGGCCGCTGTTGGTACTGGTTCGCTATCGTTTGAATATCGTTATACCCTCAACTTGATATTAACGGACTTCGCCGGCGATGCTGACCTGGTGATGATCGCTCTGCTGGGATGGGTCCACCGCAACCAGTCCGACCTGCTCAACAACCCAACTACGCGCTCGAGTTCGATCACCTTTGAAGTGGACCACCTGAACAATGCGACCTGCGACCTGTCGATCAAGCTCCCGCTTTCCGAGTCGGTACGGGTCACGATCGGCGCGGACGGCAAGCCGGTTATCGCCCACAAGCAGGAGCCGGTACCGGAATGGGAAACCACCGGGCTGGGCGGTTAAATGGACGACCTGAGCGCGATCGAGGACTGGGCGGGCCAGCTGCTGCAGAAGTTGACGCCGGCGGCGCGTCGCGCCGCGGCTACCGATATCGGCCGCGAGCTGCGCCGATCGCAGCAGAAGCGGATCCGCGAACAGCGGAACCCGGATGGCACCACGTTTGAACGGCGCAAGCCGCGCCTGGTGATGGAACATGGCCGGCTGAGGGAAAAGCAGGGCCGGATCAAGAAACAGATGTTCACGAAGCTGCGCACAGCTCGCTTTTTCAAGGTCAAGAATGACGCCGCCGGCGTGACCCTCGGCTTTTCTGGCCGGATCGCGCGCCTGGCCCGGGTTCACCAGGAAGGCGCGGCCGCCGCGGTTGTCCCGGGCGGCCCGTCCTACCAGTACCCGGTTCGCCAGCTGCTGGGCCTGACTGCAGCCGATCGCGAAATGATCCGCGACAAGCTGCTCGAGCACCTGACCAGGTGACGCCGGCGGCGTCGACGTCGCTTAGGAGGCCAGGCGCTCCACGGCGGCCTGGTAGTAGGACGGATTCAACTCACAGCCGGCCCAATTGAGGCCGGCCTCTTTTGCCGCGACCAGGAACGTGGCCGAGCCGCTGAACAGGTCGAGCACGGTCCCGCCGGCGGGCACCAGGCGCACGATCTCGCGCGCCATCTCGAGCGGCTTTTCGGTCATGTGCCGTTTCGGGAACTCGAGGCGGCTCTGAAAAACACCAGGTAGGTAGACGTCGCACTGCGGCAGCTTGCCCTTGCACGCCCACACGATGAACTCGGCCTGTTGCTTGAACCCGCCATTGCGCGGCCGCGCGCGGCCCGTTGTCTTGTCCCACACCGCAATGCCCTGCAGCCGGAAGCCGGCCGCCTGGATCACGTCCGTGAGCGCCGGCAGCTGCCGCCAGTCGATGAAGCAAACCACCATGCCGCCCGGTTTCAGCGCGCGGAAGGCGCCGGCCAGCCAGCCCTGGCACCAGAACTGCCACGAGCGCTGGTCCATGTTGTCGAAGTCGAATTCCGCGTAGGCCTCGCGCGTGCCGGCATTGATGTATTTCGTTCCCGGCGCCTGCGATCGCGCGCCGATGTGCAGGCCACCCGAGCAATAGGGCGGGTCCGTCAGCAGCATGTCGATCGAATTCGGCGGCAGCTGGCGAACGAAGTCGCTCGCGTCAACCTGGTGCAGTTGGTTGAGCCAGGCCTGCGCGGCCGGCTGGTCCTGGATGGTGGCGGTTTGTTGCATTTCGTTTGTTCCTAGTAATGAGGCGCGCGACCCGCGCCGGATGGGATGTAGCCATTTTCGGTACTCCCGAGCAATAGGGCACGGCCGAGAAGGTGTACCCGCTGCCGGTACACCCGCGCCTTGCTGACTCACGCACGCGCGTGGCCCACCATGAATACATGAGCACTTCTGACCTTCCTCGCCTGCTGTTGAACCTTGTACGCAAGGGCACCGTTATCGCCGTCGATCACGACGCCGAGCTGTGCCGCGTCGAGTGCGGCGACCTGCAAACAAACTGGATCCGCTGGCTGTCCCTGGCCGCCGGCGAAACCCGCGACTGGAACCCGCCGACCGTGAGCGAGCAAGTACTCGTCCTGGCACCAGGCGGCGAAATGGCCGATGGCGTCGCCCTGCGCGGCATCAGCAGCGAGGACCACCCGGCGCCGAGCCACAAGCCGACCACCCACACCCGCCTTTATCCGGACGGCGCGCGCATCGAGTACGACCACGCCGCGCACTCCCTGGTGGCCACGCTGCCGGCCGGTGGAACTGTCGTCCTCGAGGTCCCGGGTTCCGTGATCGTCAAGACCGGCACCGCGACCGTGGAAGCGCAGACCGCCACCGTGAAGGCCTCGAGCATCACCCTGGACGCGGCCAAGACCACGTGCACCGGCGCGCTGTCGGTTGCCGGCGCGATCGACGCCGGCAGCGTGAAGTCGACCGGCGACGTGTCGGCCGGCGGCATCAGCCTGAGCAAACACACGCACCAGGAAACTGGCAGCAAGACCGGAGCACCGCAATGATCGGAATGAACGCCACCACCGGCCGCGCAATCGGCGGCCTGGACCACCTCTACCAGTCGATCGGGCAAATCCTGACCACGCCCCGCGGCTCGCGCCTGCAGCGCCGCGGCTTCGGCTCCCCGCTGCTCGAGCTGGTGGACGCCCCCAACAACATGGCAACGCGCTTGCGCGTCTATGCCGGCATCGCCACGGCGCTGATGCGCCAGGAGCCACGCCTGCAGCTGCGCCGTGTCGGCCTGTCCGAGATCACCAGCTCGGGATCCGCAGTGTTTGACATCGAGGGCGTGGCCGACGCCACCGGCCAGGCGATCGCCACCCGCGTGGCCCTTTCTGCTCGGGGCTTGGCATGAGCACTATCAACCTGAACGCGCTGCCGGCACCGGACGTGGTGGAAGCGATCGACTTTGAAACCCTGTACGCGGAGCGCAAGGCGCGCCTGGTGTCGCTGTACCCGGCCGCGCAGCAGGCCGAGGTGGCGCGCACCCTGGCCCTGGATTCCGAGCCAATGGCAAAGCTCCTGCAGGAGAACGCGTACCGCGAGATGGAGCTGCGCCAGCGCGTGAACGACGCAACCCGGGCGGTGATGCTCGCTTTCGCCACCGGCTCCAACCTGGACCAGCTGGCCGCGCGTTACAACCTGGTGCGCCTGGTCATCACGCCGGCCGACGACACGACCATGCCGCCGACCCCGGCCGTGCTGGAAAGCGACGCCGCCCTGCGCGAGCGCGCGCTGCTGGCCTATGAGGGCCTTTCGGTGGCCGGCCCGCGCAACTCCTATGTGAAGCACGCCCGCGACGCAGACGGCCGCGTGGCCGACGCAAGCGCGGTTTCGCCGGCGCCGTGCGAGGCGGTCATCACCGTCCTGTCCACGATCGGCGACGGCACCGCGCCGGCCGACCTGCTGGCCGCCGTTGCCTCGGCCCTGAACGGCGAGGACGTGCGCCCTGTCGGCGACCTGGTGCGCGTGCAAAGCGCCGCCATCACCAGGTACGAAATCCGCGCGACCCTGTTCCTGGAACAAGGTCCGGAATCCGAACCGATCCTGGCGGCCGCGCGTGCCCGGGCTGAGGCCTACCGCAATACCGCGCGCCGGATCGGCCGCGACGTGAACCGCTCGGCGATCATCGCCGCCCTGCACGTCGAAGGCGTGACCAAGGTTGTGCTCGAGCTGCCGGCCGTCGACCTGGTACTGAATGACAGCCAGGCCTCGTACTGCACGGCCGTGACCGTCATCAACGGGGGCGCCGGTGGATAACCTGCTGCCGCCAAACGCGACGCCGCTCGAGCGCCGCCTGGCCGAAGTCGGCGCGGCGATCGCCAGCGTGCCGGTCCCGGTGCGTGACGTATGGAACCCCGACACCTGCCCGGTGGAGTTCCTGCCCTTTCTCGCCGCTGCCTTTTCGGTAGATCGCTGGGACGCCAACTGGACCGAGAAAACGAAGCGCGCCGTCATCAAGGCCTCCTATTTCGTCCACAAGCAAAAGGGCACGATCGGCGCGCTGCGCCGCGTGGTCGAGCCGCTGGGCTTCCTGATTCGGGTCCTGGAATGGTGGGAGACAAACCCGCCGGGCCCGCGCGGCACCTTTCGCCTGGATATCGGCGTGCTCGATACCGGCATCACCGAGGAAATGTATCTCGAGCTGGAACGCCTGATCGATGACGCCAAGCCGCTGACCCGGCACCTGCTCGGCCTGGCTATCAGCGTGGAAGTGCGCGGCACCAGGTACGTGGGCGCGGCCAGTTACCTGGGCGACGAGCTGACCGTCTACCCCTACACCCCGACCGTGATCGTGTCGGCCGGCCAGTGGAGCACCACCGGCGCCGCGCACTTGATCGACACCCTGACAGTTCACCCGAAACACTGAGGAAAGCATGGCTGATACCCAACAAATTTATTTCACGACCCTGACGGCCGTGGGCGAGGCGAAGGACGCCAAGGCCAAGGCCCTGGGCACCGCCCTGAAATTCACCGCAATGGCGGTAGGCGACGGCAACGGCGCACTGCCTGTGCCCGATCGCACGCGCACGGCCCTGGTGCGCGAAGTGCGCCGCGCCGCGATCAACACCCTGAAACAGGATCCGCAGAACCCGGCCCAGCTGATCGCCGAACAGGTCATCCCCGAGAACGAGGGCGGCTATTGGATTCGCGAGCTGGGCCTGTACGACGAGGACGGCGACCTGTTCGCGATCGCCAACTGCCCCGAAACCTACAAGCCGGTCCTGGCGCAAGGCTCGGGCCGCACCCAGGTTGTCCGCATGGTCCTGGTGATGACGAGCGCGGCGTCGGTGCAGCTCAAGATCGACCCTTCTGTTGTCCTGGCCACGCGCCAGTACGTGGACGGCCAGGACGCGGCGCACGCCGCTGCAGCCGACCCGCACCCGCAATACCTGACCGAAGCCGAGGGCCAGGCCCGGATCGCGGCCGCCGTCGCCGCCCTGGTGAATTCGTCGCCGGTGGCCCTCGATACGCTGGCCGAGCTGGCTGCAGCGCTGAACAACGATAAGGACTTCGCGGCGACGATGACTGCAGCCCTTGCGCAAAAACTGCCGGTTTCGTCCCTGGGCAATTTCAAGACCCCGATTGCCTTCAATGCTGGTGGCGCGCCCGCGCTCGTCGCTGCAGATGCCGGTAAGGCTGTAGTCCTAACCGGCGTGACGGCCGGCACGGTTTTCCTGCCAGCGCTCGCAACAGTTCCAGACGGTGCGGCCTTCATGGTTAAAAACGAATCCAGCGTCGCCTGGAGTGTGGCCGCAGCGGGCATTGATGGTCTTGCACTGTCTTTCGGCAACGGCGCGGCTGCAAACATCGCCCTGCTACAGGACGAGTTCATCGTTTTTGTTCGCGGCCTGGGTTCATGGCGCACCTATGGAACCGGTGTCTTGAAGACCTCGGGCGGGTTTGCGGCCCTGAAAGCACCCAACGGCTATCAAAAGTTACCCAACGGGATGATTTTGCAGTGGGGGCAATTCACGCAAAACGACACCGGCACCGCGACCTTCTACAGCTTCAATCTGCCGATTGCATTCCCGACCGCGTGCCATCAAGCACTCATCACAGTTGGCAGCCAGGTCAACGGCGGCGCTGTTTCCTGTTCAGCTGAGGGCATGAGCCAAGCAGTTGTAAACGGCTACACAGTCGGCCCAGCAAACAGCCGTATCTATCGCGTCTTCGCAATCGGAAATTAAGGACCACAGCAATGAAAACTCGTTACTCCCCAAGCACTGGTACGTCCTACCCGCTCGATATCGACTACGGCACCAACCTGCCGGCCGATGTGATCGAAGTGCTGCAGGCCGACTATGAAGCCGCGATGTTGGCCCGCTCTGCCGGCAACAGCATTGCATTCCCAAAGGGCAAGCTGGTCATCACGCCCCCGGCGCCGGTTCCTTTCGCCACCCTGTCGGCTCCTTTCCTGGCTGAGGTTCGCACCACGCGCGAGGCGATCCTGAACCGCCTCGCCGGCATCGGCCTGGCCGCCCTGGTCGACGGCGACTCCGGCGTGGCTGAGGCGATCGCCCAGGCGCGCCGCCAGCTGCTCGATATCACCGAGGCGCCGGAAGTGCTGGCCGCGATCGGCGCCGAGAACAAGGACGCGCTCGAGGAAGCCGTCAAGGTCCGCTACAAGGCGATCGCTGCCGGCGTGCCGCTCGAGGTGCGCAACGCTTTCAACAAGGTGTCGCTGTGAGCGCCGGCCTGGCTTTCGCGCGCACGCTCGCGCAAACCGGCGTCGACGTCGCCCTGGTGATCCTGCCGGCGGCCGCCTGGGGCTTCGCCTCGTTCTACCTGCTCTGGACCCTGTACCTGGCTGTGATGAACCTGCAGCGCGCCCGCGACAACAAGACGCTTAGCCGCCCCGCGTATTGCCTGGGCCTGCCGCTGCTGTACGGCGGGCTGCTGGTGGACTTCCTGGTCAACGTCCTGCCGGTGTCCGTCCTGTTCCTCGAGCTGCCGCGCGAGTTCCTGGTAACCCAACGCCTGACCCGCCACGCGAACAGCGCCGGCGGCTGGCGAAAACGCCTGGCGGTTTGGTTCGCGCTGAACCTGCTAGACACATTCGACCCGAGCGGCCAGCACGTCCGGATCTCGATCAACCCGGCGCCAGGTATGGACTCGGCCGCGATCGCGCATGCGGTGGCTGTCGAACTGGCCCGCGCCGCCCTGGCTGGCCGCACGCAAGCCAAGTAACGATTTTCACCACCCCCCAAAACTAGGAGTAAAAGCAATGTCTACCGACTACCACCACGGCGCGCGGACCATCGAAATCAACGAAGGCTCCCGCCCGATCCGCACCATCTCGACGGCCGTTGTCGGCCTCGTCGCCACCGCGGCCGACGCCGACGCCCTGGCCTTCCCGCTGAACAAGCCGGTCCTGCTGACCGATATCGTTTCGGCGATCGGCAAGGCCGGCAAGACCGGCACCCTGGCGCGCGCCCTGAAAGCGATCGCCCTGCAGACCAAACCGGTGACCATCGTTGTGCGCGTCGAAGAAGGCGACGACGCCGCCGAAACGACCAGCAACGTGATCGGCACCACGACCGCTGACGGCCAGAAAACCGGCATTCAAGCGCTGATGGCCGCACAGTCCGCGTTCGGCATCAAGCCGCGCATCCTGGGCGCGCCAGGCCTGGACACCGTGGCCGTGGCAAACGCCCTGGCCGCTGCAGCGCAAAAGCTGCGCGGCTTCGCCTACGCTGCCGCCCACGGCTGCGCCACCAAGGAAGAAGCCACCGCCTACCGCGACGGTTTCGGCCAGCGCGAGATCATGATCCTGTGGCCGAATTTCATCAGCTGGGACACCACCGCGAACGCGGACGTCGAAACCCCGGCCGTGGCTTTCGCCCTGGGCCTGCGCGCCAAGATTGACGAGGAAACCGGCTGGCATAAAACCCTGTCGAACGTCACCGTCAACGGCCCGACCGGCGTTTCCAAGCCAGTGTTCTGGGACCTGCAGGACCCGGCGACCGATGCCGGCTACCTAAACGAACAGGACGTCACGACCCTGATCCGCTCGGGCGGTTTCCGTTTCTGGGGCAGCCGTACCTGCTCGGAGGATCCGCTGTTCGCTTTCGAGAACTACACCCGCACCGCCCAGGTCCTGGCCGACACGATGGCCGACGCGCACATGTGGGCGATCGACAAGGCGATGCATCCCTCCCTGGTGCGCGACATTGTGGAAGGCATCAACGCCAAGTTCCGCGAGCTGATCGCCGGCGGCTACCTGATCGGCGGCAGCGCCTGGTTCGATGCCTCGGCCAACTCGGCCGACACGCTCAAGGCCGGCAAGCTGTACATCGACTACGACTACACGCCGGTACCGCCGCTGGAAAACCTGATGCTGCGCCAGCGCATCACCGACCAATACCTGATCGACTTCGCCGCCGCCGTCGCGGCCGCGTAACGCGATCCCCTCTCAACTAGGAGAACAACATGGCCCTGCCCAAGAAACTGAAAAATTTTAACGTGTTCAATGACGGCGACAGCTACCAAGGCGTCGCCGACGAGCTCACCCTCCCGAAGCTGACCCGCAAGATGGAAGAATGGCGCGGCGCCGGCATGAACGGCCCGATCAAGTACGACCAGGGCCAAGAAGCCATGACCCTGGAATGGACAGTTGGCGGCCTGATGCGCCCGGTTCTCGCACAGTGGGGCGTGACCACCTACAACGGCGTGATGGTCCGCTTCGCCGGCGCCTACGTCGCTGCCGATTCGGACGCCGTGGACGCGGTGGAAATCGTAATGCGCGGCCGCCACAGCGAGATCGACATGGGTTCGGCCAAGGCCGGCGAAGAAACCAGCATGAAGATCGTCACCGAGCTGAGCTACTACAAGCTGACCATCAACGGCCAGGACGTGATCGAAATCGACTTCCTGGGCATGGTCGAAAAGGTCAACGGCAAGGACAGCCTGTCGGCGATCCGCCAGGCGATCGGCCTGTAATACCCCGGCCGTCCGGACACCCCGGGCGGCCTCCCCTCTCCCCTGAAATAGCGAGCACAACATGAACCTGGACAAGACCGAAACCACCGCCACCACCAAGGCCCCGAACACCATCGAACTGGACTACCCGATCAAGCGCGGCGACCAGGTGATCGACAGCATCACCCTGCGCAAGCCGACCGCCGGCGAGCTGCGCGGGACCTCCCTCAACGACCTGGCGAATCTGCAGTACGACGCCATGCAAAAGGTCCTGCCCCGCATCAGCACCCCGACCCTGACCGAAGCCGACGTCGCCCGCCTCGATCCGGCCGACTTCATGCAGCTGGGGGGTGTGTTCGCCGGTTTTTTGCTGCCGAAGGCGCAGAAAGCGAGCATGGGATTCCCAACCGAGTAGAGGACGCAATGGCCGATATCGCCGTGGTATTCCACTGGACGCCCCAGGCGATGGACGGCTTTTCCTTGGCTGAATTGATGGACTGGCGCGAGCGTGCGCGGGTCCGTAGTAGCAACGAAAGCGAATAATGGCGAACGACCTCAACTTGCGCGTGCTGTTCGGCCTGGTGGATAGCGTCACCAGGCCGCTGCGCAACATCCTATCGGCAAACAACCAGACCGCCAGCTCCCTGCAGGCGACACGCGACCGGCTCAAGGAGCTGGGCAAGACGCAGCGCGATATCGGCGCATTCCGCGAGCTGCGCGCCGGCGCCGACGCCACCGGCAACGAGCTGGCCCAGGCGCGCGCCAAGGTGGCCGCCCTGGCCCAGGCGATGCACGCGAACGGCCCGCCGACCCAGGCAATGGTGCGCGACTTTGAAGCGGCCAAGGCCGCGGCCTCGCGCCTCACGACCGAGCACCGCCAGCAGCATGCCCAGCTCGCGCAGCTGCGCACGCGCCTGGCCGGCGCCGGCGTCGATACCCGCAACCTCTCCCAGCACGAACGCGAGCTGCGCCAGAACATGCAGTCGACCACCGAGGAAATGCAGCGGCAGCAGCGCGAGCTGGCCCAGCTGGCCGAACGCCAGCGGCGCCTGGGCGAAGCGCGCGAGCGCATGAACGCGGCCCAGGCGACCGCCGGCCGCATGGCTGGCACCGGCGCCGGCATGATGGCCGCCGGCGCGGCCACGGGCGCCGCCCTGTCCGTCCCTGTCACCGAATACGCCAAGGCCGAGGATTCCGCGGCGCAGCTCAAGGGCGCCTTGATGAAGGCCGGCGCCGTGGTCCCTCCCGAGTTCCAGAAGATCAACGACCTGGCCTTGAAGATGGGCGACTCCCTCCCGGGCACCACCGCCGATTTTGAGGACATGATGACCATGCTTGTGCGCCAGGGCATTTCCGCGAAAGCGATCCTGGGCGGCATGGGCGAGGCGACCGCCTACCTGGGCGTGCAGCTGAAAAAGGGGCCGGCCGACGCCGCCGAGTTCGCCGCCAAGCTGCAGGACGCCACAAAGACCTCGGAGGCCGACATGCTGTCGCTCATGGACGTGGTGCAGAAATCGTTCAACCTGGGCGTCGATGACGGCAACATGCTGCAGGGCTTCGTCAAGCTCGCGCCGGCAATGGACACCATCAAGCAAAAGGGCCTCGAGGGCGCCAAGGCCCTGGCACCGCTCCTGGTGATGGCCGACCAGGCCGGCATGGCCGGCGAGGTGGCCGGCAACGCCTACCGGAAGATTTTCCAGCTGGGCATGGATGCCAAGAAGATGGGCAAGGCGAATGCGCTCCTGGGCAAGGGCCAGAAACTCGACTTTACCAACGGGAAGGGCGAATTCGGCGGCCTCGACAACCTGTTCAAGCAGCTGGACAAGATCAAGGGCCTGGATACGCAGAAGCGCCTGGCCGTGCTCAAGGAAGGATTCGGCGACGACGCCGAAACCCTGGGCGTGCTGTCCGTGCTGATGGAAAAGGGCGCGGCCGGCTACGCCGAGGTGCAGGCCAAGATGGCCGCCCAGGCCTCCCTGCAGGAGCGCGTGAACGACCAGCTGGGCACGCTTAAAAATCTGTGGGAGGCGGCCAGCGGCACGTTCTCCAATGCGATGGTGGCATTCGGCGAGGCGATCGCGCCCGAGCTGAAAGCGACGGCCGCATGGCTGGGCGAAATGGCCCAGGGCCTCGGCGCCTGGGCGCGCGAGAATCCACGCCTGTCCGGTGGCCTGATGAAAGTAGCCGCGGGCCTGGCTGTTGTATTGATCGCTGGCGGCGCCCTGGTCCTGATGCTGGCAAGTGTGCTCGGCCCCCTCGCCATGCTGCGATTCAGCCTGACGACCCTCGGCCTGCAGGGCGGGATCTTCGCGCGCGTGCTCGGCGTCGGCGCCGGCGCGCTGCGACTGGTGTCGTCGGCCGTCATGTTCCTGGGCCGCGCGCTGCTGATGAACCCCATTGGCCTGGCCGTGACCGCGATCGCCGTCGCCGCGCTGCTGATCTACAAATATTGGGACCCGATCAAGGCCTTTTTCGGTGGCTTATGGGACCAGGTGCGCACCGCGTTTAGCGGTGGCATCGGCGCAATCGGCGCGCTGATCCTGAACTGGTCCCCTGTCGGCCTGTTCTACCAGGCGTTCGCGGCCGTGATGTCCTACTTCGGTATCGATATGCCGGCCAAGTTCTCCACGTTCGGGGCGAACATCATCGCCGGCCTGGTCAACGGGATAACCAACGGCCTGGGGGCTGTGAAAACGGCGATCACCTCGGCAGCTGACAGCACCGTGGGCTGGTTCAAGGAGAAGCTGGGGATCCACAGCCCGAGCCGCGTATTCGGCGACCTGGGCGGGTTCATCAGCGAAGGCGCCGCGATCGGCATCGGCGACGGCCAGGGCAAGGTGGCCAAGGCCGCGGCCGCCCTGGCTGCAGTGGCGACGACCTCGTTCGGCACGCCGAACATGGCGGCCGCCGCCCAGCTGGGCGCGAGCAACGCGGCCACGGCCGCGATCACGGCGCCGGTCCCGATCGACGCGCGCAAGACCGTGCTCGCGCCGGCAGCTGCCGGCCAGGCCGGCGCCGGCGCCGGCGCGCCTGCAGCTGCAGCAGGCCCGACCACCTACACGATCAACATTCACCCCGCACCAGGCGCGGATCCGGCAGCGATCGCGCGCATGGTGGCCGCCGAGATGGAACGCCTCGAGCGGAGCAAGCAGGCGCGCCGCGGCTCGCGCCTGACCGACTAAAGGAGAACAAGCCATGATGCTGGCCCTCGATCAATTCGTGTTCAGTATGGACACCCTGCCCTGGCAAGAGCTGCAGCGGCAGACGCAGTGGAAGCACCGCGGGAACTCGCGCGTAGGTGCGCGGGACTCCCGCCAGTTCCTCGGCCCCGGCGACGATATGGTGACGATCACCGGCGTGCTGGTCCCGCAGATCACCGGCAGCGCGCAGTCCCTCGAGGACCTGCGCGCAATGGCCGACGCCGGCGAAGCGTATGTCCTGGTCGACGCCACCGGCCTGGTGTACGGGGCGTTCGTCATTGAAGCTGTGAGCGAAACCCAGGGCGGGCACGACAAGGACGGCGCCGCCCGCCGGATCGACTTTACCGTGGGCCTGACCCGGGTTGACGATCGCCAGCTGGCCGAACAACTGGAAGCGAGCTATGCAACAGCCAACGCCTGATTTTTCCGTCACCCTGGACGGCCAGAACCTGAGCACCAGGATAGCGCCGCGTCTCATCAGCCTGACCGTCAGCGAATGCCGCGGCGACGAGGCCGACCAGCTCGACCTGGTACTGGATGACAGCGACGGCCGCCTGGCCTTGCCGAAGAAGGGCGCCGTGCTGGCCGTGTCGATGGGCTGGGCCGGCCAGGCCCTGGTCGACAAGGGCACTTTCACCGTGGACGAGGTGGAGCACAGCGGCGTGCCCGACACCATCACCGTGCGCGCCCGCAGCGCGTCGATGACCAAGAACATGGGCGAGCGCCAGGAAAAGAGCTGGCACGGCCAAAGCCTGGGCGCGATCGTCCGCGCGATCGCCGGCAAGCACAAGCTCAAGCCGACCGTGGCCGACGCCCTGGGCAAGATCGCCATTCCCCATATCGACCAGACGCACGAAAGCGATATGGCCTTTCTCACCCGGCTGGCGAAGCGCTACGACGCCGTGATGACCGTGAAGGAAAGCCGGCTACTGTTCCTGCCGATCGGCGCCGGCGTCACCGCCAGCGGCAAGCCGCTGCCCGTTGTCACGATCGAACGCAGCAAGGGCGACCAGCACCGGTACCACGTCGCCGATCGAGAGAATTTCGAGGGCGTGCGCGCATACTGGCACAGCGGCGCAAAGGGCAAGCGACGCACCGTGTACGTGGGCGGCGAGAACGCGCGCAACCTCAAGACCTTGCCCGAAATCTACGCCACCGAGGGCGAGGCGCGCGCGGCCGCAAAATCCGAGCTGCAGCGCATCAACCGCGGCCAGGCCACGATGGGCTATAGCCTGGCCCTGGGACGGCCCGAGATTCTTCCCGAGCTGACCGTGCAGGTGCGCGGGTTCAAACCTGAGATCGACGGGACCGACTGGCTGGTGTCGCGCGCGACGCATACCATTTCAGACGGCGGTCTGCAGACATCGCTCGAGCTGGAACGAGGCGGCACGCCGGCAGCGGCCTGATCGGCACCTACTCGCCCAGCTGCCGCCACAGTCGCACCAGGTAGTACACGCATTTCAAAATCGAGGCGGCAGCAGCGCTGCCCCTTGTCACCAGTCGCAAGACTCGCATTTCCATTTCCCTTTTCATGTTGAGCCGCAACGATCGCACGCGCAGCGCCCGGTCCCGCCGGCCGTTTTCCTAAGCCGGCCCGGGTTGCCTTCATGGTTCTGTCACGACACGCCCACGCTGGCCCACTACTTCAGAAAATTTTTATTTGTAGATACATAAATATGTTGACCCAACCTATTTTTGTATCTACAATAATTCATATGGAAATTTCATTCGACACCAATAAAGACGCCACCAACACCGAGAAGCACGGCATTTCGCTGGCGGCGGCCGCAATGATCGAATGGGACGATGCCCTGACGTGGAAGGACGACCGCCACAACTACGGCGAGGTGCGCATGTGCGCAATCGCCTATATCGGCGACCGCCTGCACTACGTTGTGTATGTGGACCGCACCGAGGTGCGCCGGATCATCAGCCTGCGCAAGGCCAACTTGAGAGAGGTAAAACGATATGCCGAAGCTTAAACCGGGGACGATTCTCCCCACTGCCCAGGAGGACGCCGCGATCACCAGCGCAGCAATGCAGGATCCGGACGCGCGCCCTTACACCGATGCCGAGTGGGCGGCCGTCAAGCCGGTGCGCGGCCGCGGCCGGCCTGCAGGAAGCGGGACCAAGGTAGCGACCAGTCTTCGACTGGACCGCGACCTGCTGCAGGCCTTCAAGGATACCGGCGACGGCTGGCAGACCCGGCTAAACGATGCCCTGCGCGAATGGGCCAAAGATCACCGTATGGTTGCTGGTTAACTTCGGCCTGGAGGACATATGACAGAAGCAGAACGCCAACTCATCGAGCGCGAAAATCAGATGCAGCAGTTTTCTATAGACATACTCAATTCATCAAACAAAATAGGTATCACGATGCAGGACGTGGCAATTGTTTTCGGCGGGATTATTCGCCACCAAGCAAATGTCCATGCCGAAAGCCTGGGCGTAACAAGTCAAGTTGTCGCCGAGGAACTGATCCGCAAGTTCATGGAGGGTTTGCGCGGTACTTATGAGGGACCGACCCAGCGGCACTAGTCAGTGTCTAACAAACCACGGTTTTTTAGACACATGCAGAAAAGGGCCGAACCGGCCCTTTTTTCTTGTCAGAACTGTCTAAAAACTATGTATCGTTTTCTATGTAAAATAAACCTCCTAGATTTTGATTGTTTTACATAGAAAGGTTTGATGCGAGCGATTTTGTTAATGCCACGTCGATACGGCCGCGCCGCGATCACGCGCGCGCTGCGCGCCACCGGCGATGAAGTTCTAGCACCTGAACACATGCGCGCCCTGCTGCAGGGCGAATTCTCAATCGAAGGGCGGGATCCTGACCTGGTGAAGCTGGCCGCCGAGTACCACCGACGCACTGAGGAATATGACCGCATGGTCTGCACTGGCCCGATCGGGCGCGACGGCATCATGCCGGCAACCCGGGCCGAGCTGGGCGCGATCGACCGGCACGCGCGCCAGGTGCGCGCCGAGCTGGTCGACCGCGCGCTGCAGGCGGGATTTACTGAACCACAATTCAAGGAAGCGATGATGCACCACCTACGCCGCGGGGGCGCCGATGCGTGACCCCAACAAACTGGCGACATTTCCCCTGGACGCCTACAAGGATGCGCCTGACGACCAGCAGATTTTCGGTACCGGCGCCTGGTCCCTGACCGTGGGCGACGTGCGCGCGGCCGCCGCAGCCGCTGCACATCGAGGCGACGTCGACGCCGGCCACCTGATCGGAGAAACGAAATAATGCGACACCCTGCCGCGAGCACCAACCTGGACCTCATCACAGGCGGCCTGCTGATCGGCTACGCCCGGGTTTCCACAGCCGACCAGAATCTGGACCTGCAGCAGGACGCGCTCGAGCGCGCCGGCTGCGGCGAGATTTACAAGGACAAGGCCAGCGGCCGCGCCAAGACCGGCCGGCCCGAGCTGGCAAACGCGCTGCGCGCGCTGCGCGCCGGCGACACCCTGGTCGTTTGGCGCCTGGACCGCCTGGGGCGATCACTGGCCGACCTGGTGCAGATCATCAACGAGCTGGGAGAAAAAGGGATTGGCTTCAAGAGCCTGACCGAACAGATCGACACCACGACCGCGCAAGGCCGCATGTTCCTGGGAGTGTTTGCGACTATGGCGCAGTACCAGCGTGACGTCATCAACGAGAACACGCGGGAAGGCTTGAAGGCAGCGCGAGCGCGCGGCCGGATGGGCGGCCGGCCGTCGAAGCTGGACGACCAGGCAGTAAGGGAAATCGAGGCGCTGTTGCGTGATCCGGCGATTACCGTAGGCGACGTGGCCACGCGCTACGGTGTCAGCCGGGCGACGATCTACAACGCCCTGGGCACCAAGAAGGAAAAGGCTACTGCACCGACCGCACCAGGGAATGGCAGTGGCCGATAATCTGCAGCCGGTCCCGATCGGCGGCCGGCACAACGTCAGCAGCATAGGCCGGGTTGTCGCACGATAGGCGCAACGATCCGTCCGCCATATGCTGGATGCGCCGGAAGTGAACGCCGGCGCCGAAGCGCACCAGGTACACCCCATCAATTGCCCGCTGCTCGCAGTTCACCAGGACGATCTCGTCTTCCTTAAGCAGCGGGTCCATTGCATCCCCTGCCACCCTCACCACAACAGCATCGCCCGGGGCCATGCGCTGCACCTCGAGCCATAGCGCCGGCACGCTCCACGACTGTTTGGCGATCGCCTCACCCCACACGGGCGCCCCAGCGTCGAAGAAAGGCAGCTCGACCAGGTGCGGCGACTGGACCGGCGCCACGGCGTCGCCGCCCTGCAGTCCACTTTCCCCACGCCCCAGGATTAGCCAATCAAGGTTGACGCCCCGATCGACCGCCAATGAAAGGCACTCGGCAAACGGAATAGTCCCGCGGTTTTTTATCACGCTGACAAAACCTCGGGACCCGCCCAACGCCTCGGAGACCTGTTTGTCCTGCGACACTCCAAGCACAGTTTTCATTCTGTCGATTATGTCTGTTACGAAGGCCTTATTTTGTTCCATTTTTTCGATTTAGTTTGCAAAACGTTGTCTGGAGTTGCTGCGCGGAATCGGAGTAGAGCGTACAATTTACGCAGTGAAACGTCAGATTACAAAGTGTTACCTTAATTGCTAGACAACACTACAAATTGAAGTTTCGCAGCCGTCACACCACCCCGTTGCCGTCAGTTAATTCTGGAAACTACTGTACGGATATACAGTAAAATTTGGGCATATACAGTGCTTCGGCTAAGAGCCAAAAGCGGGGATGCGAGAAGGGCAACGGGTTCGATTATCTAACGATCCGGACTGATCGCCTAAGGAAACAACGTGACGGCATAGCAAGTAATGCCGCGAAGAAATAAAGGAACGACCACCGGTTTGTTCAACAGGACCTACCCGAGACTACACAAATGAGCATGAGAATTACAATTCGTTGTCCACATTGCGAATCGAAAGCAATAGCGCGCAAGAGCCTGCAGCTTTCGGCCACAATGAGGGAAATAACATACGTTTGTGTAGACCCGGAGTGCGGACATACCTACGTTGCGCAGCTTGAAATCGTTCGCACTCTTTCGCCGTCGGCTAAACCTAAAAAAGACATCCGGCTCCCAATTTCGCCAATCACCTTGGCTTTATTGACGGAACAGCTGGAGTTAATACCGCGTGATCGAGAAAGAACCTATGCATAATCCTATGTTGCCTTCCCCCCTGTACGCCTGTGCGATCGAGTTCCTGCAGCTGCACCAGGGCGAACACCTGAGCGGCCACCAAGACCGCCTCGTTACCCGCTGCGCTTACCACCTGATCGACCGTTGCCACGTCTCCCTGGACGTGGCGCGCGACGTTGCGCGCCAGGCCCTGGGCGAGCTGACGTCGCGCAGCTGCTCGGCCTACATCAACCTTGACCTCACCACGAGTTACGCCCTGTTCATCAACGGCCCGGACGGTAGCAAGCACTGCTACACCCTCCCCGAGCTGCTGCGCGTAATTCGCCAGGCTGAGGCCGGCGCCCTGTAACTACCCCCACGGATTACCCGCCGCTGCCCAGCGGCTATACCCCGTGGCGACGCCCGAATAAAAGGTTGATTTATGGCTAATATTAACGAAGTGAAACGCCGCATGGATCCACGCCTCCGTGAAGTGGCGGACCGGCTCGGCCTCAAGCAAGGCAAGGGCGGCCCTGATGCCCTGTACCACTCCCCATTCCATCCGGATAAGAATCCCTCGATCTCGATCTACATCAACCACCCGAAGCATGGCGACGGCTGGAAAGACCATAGCGGCGACGATGGCGGCTCGAGCATCGACATGGTTATGTTTGCGCGTGGCTGCACCGCTTCCGAGGCCTTGAAATGGCTACATGACGAATTTGCGATCGCCTACGACAAGCCCGACCAGGCCGGCAAACCCGAAGCCGAGAAAAAGGGAATGATCGACTACATCGCCGATCGGTGCAGCGCCGCCCGCGAAAAGGCCCGCCCCTACCTGGAAGGCCGCAAGATCGGCGCCGGCGCGATCGAGGCCGCGCTGCGCGCCAAGACCCTGGGATTCAACGAATGGACCAGCGGGACCAAGCCACCAGGCACCGTAGGGCACGGCGGCCCTGGCGTGGCCTTCATCGTGCGTGACCCGGCCACCGCCCAGGTTGTCGCCGTCGACGTCCGCTACCTGGATCCGGCACTCAACGGCGACTGCAAGACGCAGACCCAGGGCGAAAAGGACGGCCACTACTGGACGGCCGACCCGCGCAAACTCGAGAGGGCGCAGCGCGTCTACATTGTGGAAGCGGCGATCAACGCCCTGTCGATCGACACCTGCGAGCTGCCGCGCACGGCCGCAATCGCAATCCGCGGCCTGTCGAACGCTTCGACCCTGGACCTGGCTTTCCTCCGCGATAAGCAGGTTGTCATTTGCATGGACAACGACGCGCCCTTCCCCGATGGTCACAAGCTCGCCGGCCGCCGCCCAGGTCCGGAGGCAGCGTGGATCCTGTACGAGCGCCTGAC